AGACTTCCCTCGCCTCAGTCACGGACTGAGCCATGAACGGTTCATCCGGCGCTTCAACGGGCTTGAGGAACAAAGCCGCTTCGCGCTTGCGTCTAGAAACCAAACCAGGAAGCACACGGCCACCGCCGCTTTTCCACATTTCAAAAGCCTTAGACGCGCCCGCCCTATCGCCATTGTTTAGCCGCCGCAATACGGTAGACCTTGCAAAGCCCGCAGACCCAATGTTGTACGCGAGAGAAACCATGGCATCGTATTCGTTCTGGTTGATGCTGACGGTCACGAGCCTGTTAACGGTCGCTTCGAACTTCGCAATCTCACGGCGCAAACCGGCTTCGGCTTCGCCCGCCGTCCAGACCATCCCCGGCTTGACGCCTTCTGTGCAGCCAAATCCGATGGTCCACACGGACGCGGGGCACAAATACGCAGCGCACGAACCATCTTTGAGCCGCGTGTGGTAGCCCTCAAACGACTTTATTAGCCGTATGCCTTCGTCACTGATCTGCATTTATACCCCCAGCTTTTCCCCAACGGCTATAATCGACGCGCTTAACACATCGACGCGCCGCGCCGTCTCCGCGTGATCCTGCTGTAGCTTGATGACCGCTTGCGTAAGCCCCGTAAGTACCGCTGCCGTATCCTGAGAAAGCTGCACGGGCGGCGTGTGGTGCTGAATCAGCCCAATGATCCGTTGCTCAAAATCTGGGGGGAGCGCCGGCGTATTTCTAAGGGTGTCGAGCTCCGCGCGGATCGCGTCCAGCGCCACCGCTTCATGGCGGGCTTCTAGTGGCCGCTCAGCCGCAACAAGGCTTTCGAGCGTGCACCACTCTTGCCGCCCTTCCCGCGTCTCACGGACGCTTAGAACGTGTTTGTAGGGGTCAAATGGGACGGTCGGGATTGCTGACATTATGCAACCCCCATGAGCTGGAAATTATCGCGCGCCGGGTTGTAGACCAGCATGATGATATCGTTTTGCAAAATGTCCCCGACCACGAGCGCAGCATCGCCCATTTTGCGGATGTTTTTCGCGCCCAGTGCGTTGATATTAATGGTTGCCGCCCCGGTATTGGCGACGTGCGCGCGCACGATCAAAACCCCACCGTTGGCTACCGCCGTAATGCCCGATTGGTTGAGCGTTAGAGCATAAGCCGCGCCGTCGCCGGTTGTGGTATTACTTCCGTTCCGGTCTTTCTCAGCGCGTGCTAGAATGCCTTCCAGCGCGCGGCCTGCGTCGTCTATCTGTTCGACGGTCATCGTACCGCTAGGCCAGCGCGCGGTATTGTTCGCGTCTGCGATGTTTAGATTGTGAATTTCCGCCAAAGGTCACCTCTTGCGCGATTTATTGGAACGCACACTTCACATGGCGATGGCCATAGGCATCGCGTTGTTGCTTTCGGTCTACGTTGGAAGGCCGATTTACGAGTTTATCGCCGGGCCGAAGAAGACGAAAACTCCGCAGATAGAACGGCTGGAGCCGGCAGAAGCGCGTCAGTTAGAAGACCCTGACGGACCTTACGAGCTTGGCCCCGAGCGAACGCATCCTGAATGGCCCGGATACTCGATCCGCGAGCTTGTGCCCCGGCCTGCGACATCGAAAGATTGAGTATTTCTGCCGCGACCGACGGCGTAATGCCGGACGCATAATTCACACCGCGCTCGAGCATGTTCAGAAGCGCTCCCGGCTTTCCAGTCACCGCACCAGCCACGTCCGCGACGGTTTTCGCCGCCTTGCCTGCTTCCTGCGCGTTGGTGAGCTGCTTTGTCGTTGTCGAATTGCCCTGTGCGGCCTGGCGAGTGATCGCTTTCTTTCGCTCATTGGCGACAGTTCGCAGAAACCGACCGCGCGCCTTATCTGTTGGAAAGATTTCTTTCAGGCGTATCTGCATATCTGGTGTATCAAAGATTGACTTGGTCCGATCGCGCATGAAGTTGCCTTGGCGGACCTTGTCGATCAGAGCGCGTGCCGCGCCCATGCGCCACATTTCTTGTTCTGACGGCGAAAGCCCGCTCAACTTCTGAGCCAGTTTTTCCGGCGCTTCCGACAATGCTTCGTCAAAGCCTTCTTCTGCGGCGCGCTTGAGCGAGGATGGGCCGGAATACTTCTGCAAAGCGTACTTGTAGGGGTTGTTTTTGATCTCCTTGAGTAGATCGTTTTTGAGCACGGTGAGCGTGCGAGTATCCCATCCCTGCGTTGGGCGATTGCCCATTTTCTCGGCCTGCTTTGACATGCCGATCTGCTCATCAAGCTCCAATTTCATGCGGTGCAGCCATTCCGTGATTTTGACGTTGGAGGCATCAACCCCTTCATCCATCATCCGGCGCGAAACCTGCTTATCAAGCTCCTGCATGGTCGGACGCGAGAGAACACTTTGCAGACCTTTGGTCATCGGCGTGTCCGTCATAAACGCAGTGCGGAACAATGGCGCGGCGGCTGCGTCCCGTTTGGTCACCAGATCATCGATGTTTTTGTAAAAATCATCCCCGGCGCCAAGTTCTTTTGACAGCGCCTTTTCCAAGGTTGCCGGCTGCGTCATCTGCCTCCGGTTCAACACCTGATTAAATCGCTCGGCCCTTGCGTTCGGCATGTTGACAGCGGCGCGCACAAGGTTGCGCGTGTTCTCGCCGCCCATATCGGCAAGCATCATACCCTTGTCGCCGTTGGCCCGATTGGTGGCCATATAGCTGGCGGCTCGAGACATTGGGTTACTCGCTCGCAGACTTTCGCGGCCCGCATCACGAGCAAAGGATTCCGCCATCTTTTCCGCCGCGACACCCTGCGGATTGGACGCCACGCGCGCCACTTGCGACGGCACACGAAGCGCCGCACCGCCAAGCTGAATTGCCCCCGGTAGCGCCCCACCTACGGCACCGCCGCCAATGGCCCCACCTATCGTGCTCAGAGCTTGGTCGCCAACGTCACCTTCACCATTGCCAAGCCCATAGGCCGCGCCGTACACAGCACCTTCCTTGGCTGCCGCCATTGATCTGGCTTTTAGTCCCGCATTGGCCAACTGAGCGCCCTTGACGCCAGCCCGCGCGAAACCAAACGGCAACGCGACACCGCCGCCAAGCTCCCCGGCGAAGTACGATGTTGGATTGGCCTCTTGTGCGCGATCATTGGCAGTTCGCACCGCATCGCGCTCTTTCGCGTAGGTGCCGGAAAAGTCTCCACTGCCTATCACCTTGTCATACGCGCCTTTGGCGGCGCCGTAGATTTCATCCCCAAACCCAAACGTGACGCCTTGAACAGCGCCCCGACCAAGGCTTTCGGCCTGAGACACATCGGGCGGTTGCGGGTTTGAAATCTCTTGCTGCATGAACGCCAGGACGTCATGTTCCGAGGCGTCTTCCGGGGCGTTGATTTCGTAGTTCTTGCCGTCGGGTCCGGTGATTTGATAGCGCGCCATTTAATCGAGCCTCTTAATGGACCATGAGCCGTTCTGCTGTGGCGGGGCGGTCATTTGCTGCTGTTGAGGCGCATATCCGCCGTTGGCCTTGGCTCTGGTAATCTCTGCAAGGTCCGCAACGTCCTGGCGGAACTCCCTGAGTGCGTTGGCGTAGTCCGCCGTCCCCACTCTCGTATTTTGCAAGCGCTGCAAGGAAGATTCCGCCTTGGCACCTTCTATTTCCGTGATCTGGCCCGACCCCTTGAGGCTTTCGTAAGCCTGCAAGAACGTCTTGCCCTGGATCTGGTCGATTTTGCTTTGAACGCGGTTTGATGGGCCGGAAATATTGGGCAATCGGCCCGCGACCGGCCCCGTCATGTTTGGCAGGTATGGGTCACTAAGAACGCCATCCAACAGCGTCGTAATTTTCTTGGCGTTATACTCGGCCATGGGAAGATTGACCTTCGCCTCACCTTGAGCGGTGCCTTGCACTTTGCCCGCCGCGCCCTCACGCGCTTTCACGCCAAGATCAAGCCGCACGCCGTCGGGGAGTCGTGTCTGTACCGCTTCCCCACCCGGCCCAAGTTGCATGATCACCGGGTTGCCGTTTGCGTCTTGCCCGAACACGGGCTGCAACCCATAGCGACCACCGCGGCCCTGTTCGATCTGAGCGCGATTCTGTGCGATCTGCGATTCAATCTGCTGGCGCTTGAGCGGGAACATTCCAAGTTCAGCCTCCGCCGTCTGCCGCTTAATATCGGCCATCGGGTCTGCCTTGTTGGCATACATGCGTCCAAGGTAGTCCGCCGCCAGTTCTGGGCTACTCGAGAGGATTTGCTTGTCCTGATCGCTCAATCCTTCCATCGCCATAAGGCCGTTCTGCATGGCCTCCTGACTCTTCTGACGCTTCTTTTGCTGTGCGAACTGGTTGCCGGCCATAAGGCCTTGCTGTAGCCCCTGCCCCCCGTCCGTCATCAATCCAACACCTCCGAGAAACAGAGGGTTTTGAACGCTATCAAGTAGACCGTCGAAGAAACCAGCCATTAGCGCCCCCCAAACAAGCTGTTCAGATTGAACGACCCGTTAGACGCATACGGGACAGACGGCATGGACCACGGCGCCGAAGCTCCACCACCACCGCCGCCGAACAACCCACCTCCACCACCGAGCGCGCCCATTGCCATCATCGGATTGCCCGTCATCAAACCAGCGCCTGCCATCAACGCTCCACCGGCCATCGCAAGGGGGCTTTGTTGCTGCTTCTGCACACTCGTCTGCGTGCCGTTTTGCGTGCCGAACTGCGACCCGATCTGCGTCGCAAGAGGCGCCACTTCCGACCATGCCCGCATGGGCGACGTGCGCTGCTCCTCGAATTTGTTCATGTTGGCGTTGATTTTGGCCTGGTTGAAGCTGTCCATCACTTGACCGGCGCCCATCTGATTGCCGATGCGCGTCTGGTCCGCGTCCTGATACCCGCCAGCGGCTGCCATGCGCCGGGCCATATCATTCTCATAGGACGCAAAAAGCGGCTGTGCGAGGCCGTCTGATAGCCCACGGGCCAAGCTGCCTTGATGCTGCGTTCCACCCGTCATCCCCGCGTTGGAAAACTGCGCCGCGTTCGCGCTCATAACCTGCCGGCGGATTTGGTCCTGCATGGCCTGAATGGCAGGGTTGTTCCCGCCCGCGGGCGTGTCCATGACGCCCTTGTAAAAGTCCATCGCACCGTTCGCGCCGGTGGAACCGCGCATAAGCCCAAGACCGGCCTGCGTATCGCCTGACAACCCTGCTACTCGAGGCCCCTGATACACCGCGTTTGATTTGGGATTGCTCAAATAGTCCTGCATGATACCAGCGCCCTGATCGATGACAGGCTTTACCGGCGCATACGCAGTGTTGGTCTGCGTGCTGTTCGACGTTGATTTGGTTTTGCCGGGCATGTCAGAGAGCCTTTCTCATAGTCACCGCTATTTCTTCGTATCCGTGGGGCTTGTAGACGCGGGCCAAGCCACGGCGGCCGCGCATGTAAAGTTCTGTCGCGCCCTGCTTGCGCGCCCAATCTTCAATGGTGTGTAAGTGCTCACCGAGCGCCGCATTCACGCCTGACCCGCCTTGTGCAATGCACTCAGCAACCCGCGTGCCATCCCAATCAGCAATGGCCGTTATGATCGCCGCTTTAGGTTCGTGATCTTCTTCAAGCACCCACAATACCGCTTGCCCTTGGCACAGCATGGGCAAGAGTTTTTCGACCGTCCACCAGCCGTCCCCATGCTCGCAGGCGTCTTCGATCCAGGCGCGAACCTTGCTCCAAGATGCGCATTCAACGTCCTGACCAAAGCTTACGGCCATTTGATTGCCGGGAGTTCTGCAACGAAGTCCGAGAGCGTTGGCATGGCGCGTTGACCGCCCTGGACCTTGGCGAGTTGGGTGTAGGCATAAATCCAAACCGCATCGCGCCAAGCGACGAATGTCGCCGCTTCCGCCGCCCATGCCGGGATTGTGCTTGTCGAATATCCAGCGAGTGCCACGCCGTCCGCGTAGCCCCTGGCATTAGCCGTCGCGTCCACATGCTCCTGAATCGCAACGCCGAAATCATCTGCGGTCAGCGGTGGTGGTTGATACGGCTCAATCACGCCGCCCGCGTCGATCCACTCGGCAATTATCGTTGCTATTTGACCGTCTCGGCGATCAATTGCGTCTAATGTCAAACCGTGATGTGTCTGTCCGTCGATGGTTGCTGCGATTGCTCCGAGTGATGTATAATTTGCGGTTATCATCGTCTTACATCCTCGAATTAACGGACAATATGTCGGACGAACTGTCGAACCCAATCACCGCGTTACCTGCTGACCCGCCGCTAATGCCGTCGATTTGCAAATAAGCGCCCCGCGTGCCGTTTAGTGATGCCGCAATGCTCATGGTTCCCGTCAACGCCGCAGACCCCGCGTGGAATTTGCTCGCTGCCGTATCGAGTAGCGTTACGATTGGCGAAGTCGCGCGCTTTTCGGCCATGTAATGCGCGTTAGCGAGAATAGTGCTCGTGGAAAATCTGGTTCCGTGAATGCGTTGCGCCGGGATTTTTTCATAGTACCGCTGGCACCGTCGCAATTCAATGTCATACGGCCTGCGCATATTCAGCAACAGTTGCAACGCTTCGCCTGTAATCTGCGCCGCTGTTGTAAACGGCAGAACACCAGAGGGGAAAATTTGCGCATATGCCACTTGAAAAAAGTTAGTGGTGCCTGATGCCGCCCAATTCGTACACGTTGAATGCGTAAAGTTGTCTGTTGCTTCCCAAGTGCTCAGAGAGGAAACCTGATAATCTGTCCCGCCGACCGATCCTATAAACAGCTTGGCACTCGCAGCCGTTGTCGTGACCCATGTCCCGCTAGTATCTCCTGGGATTGTCACCATGCAAACCGTTGGAGTGTTGGCCGTTAAAGAGATCGTCGCGCAGTATGCTCTATTCCCTGCCGCGTTGGTAATGGCGACGGGATAGGTTCCAGTAACTGAGCACTGCGCGATGATGACAATATCAACAGCGCGTGCGTCTGCCGTTCCCCAGGCGAGCTGATTCCAGAAAGTGCCCTCAATGATCTGCACACATGGCTGAATATATTGCGCAGCAGCTATCGTTCCATCCGCCGTTGTCGCGATTGCTTTTGTGGAGTTCTGTAATCTCCGCAACGTTGCCGTGCCACTAAACGGAGAGACGACGTTTTGAGTGCTCAGAACGGCGTCTGAACTTTCGAGCGCATACCATTGGTCGGCAGCATATGTAGCCGTCGCTCCAATAGCGGACATCAGTGTCGTGCCGTTTTCCTGGCTGATTTCAAAAAATGGATTTGTTAAAAGTCCGAGCTGCGCACCGGAATCGAAACCCCCACCGTTGATATTAAGACGCGCGACCGTCTTTTCAGCGGTTGACAGAACAGAGTTAACGCTATCGCCGCGAATGATTTTAAGCGGGCCATTTGCAGCGGGCGTGTAATTGACACACCGCCAATTGCCGGAGCCGTCCGATAGGAAGTGCGCAACATCGCCAGCGGCCGTCGTGATGCTGACTGCGCCAGGCAGAATCAGAGTTGTGGCGTTATATGTCAGAGTCAGAGAGCCGAGAAATCGGACAACCTTGTATTCGTCCGCGACCGTTCCAAAGCTCGTGATCGTTGTCGTGCCGCTGATCGTGATAGATTCGGTTGCAGCCGCTCCAATATCGACCGTTGCGGCACTTGCAAGCGCCGTTATCGTATAATCCGAGCCCGCGTTTTGAAGGGCATCATCAATGCCCGCAAGATGGTCATTGATAGATGACCCTGCGATAGAATAGTTGGTTGGCGTTAACGCCGCCTCAATGTCAGAGGCTCCAATCGTGATGTTGCCACCGATTGGCACGATGGCGTTAACGCTATCGGTTGAACCCGCACCGTCCGCGCCCGCAACCGCCATCGCTTCCCAATAAGCGTTGGCAACAGTCGGCAATGTCGGCGGCGCGTTGCCGGTGCCAGCTTGTATGCAAATCCAAGTGGAGCTTTGGTTTGTAACAACGTCATTGACGGCGTATGTCGTGGCCCCCGAATACGCGCCTTGAAAAGAAAACGTCACGCCGTCTGTACCAGGCTCGCCAACGTCGCCCGCTAGCGAGATAACCCAATCGGCAATCGTACCAGAACCGCTTATGTTGTCGGAAGCTATCGTCAATGACGTGCCGGAATAGGCCGTAACAAGCCCTTCAACGTAGTTCGTGCCGCCGCTATCCGACGCGCGAGCGCGAGACGCGCCGGGAACATACGCAAGGCCCGCCTGCGTCGTGAAAATCTTGTTGCCGGTGCCAATCGTGAGCGACGTTAAAGATGTCGCCGCGTAGGACGCCCCCGCTGCACCCGTGGCGCCGGTTGGACCCGTCGCACCGGTATCGCCGGTCAGGCCGGTGTTGCCTCTAGGAATCGTAAAATTAACAACCTGCGTCGGGGCCGTGCCGGTAATGCCAACGCTCGCAGACGACCCAGCGGAGCCGGTCGTGACGGTGCCGACCGAGAGAGAGTTTGCCGGACCCGTGGCACCCGTTGGCCCCGTTGGACCCGCTACCCCCGTGGGGCCGATGAGCGAAATTGCAGTACCCCATGAGCCGGAAACCTTGGCGTAGTATTCGGGCGCATCTTGCCGGAAATACACCGAGCCATCCGAGCCAAGGCCCGAAGACGGAACGCCCGTTCCTGAAAGCACTTCGGTTTGCCCTGCGATCAACGCCGAAATTGCAACCGCGAGGCGGGTTACATCGCCCCATTCCATGCCTTTGAAAATGAAATACGTCGCGCCCGCCTGCGTCGTACCATGCCAAACGGTGTCTAGCGTAAGCGCGGTCGCGCTATCCACGGTCGCGATTTCACCGGGGTAACTTGAAGATGCCGGAACGAATAACGCGTCGCCCGCCTTAACAGTCGAATCCGTCCAGCCCGTGAGAGTGCCGGTGACTGCCAACGACCCGTTCGTGACCGTCAAAGTTCCAGTGCGATACCATTCAGCCATGTATATTCCTAGCTTTTAGAATTCAAAGCCGCCGACCATGGCTCTTACTTGCACGGTCGCGCCCGCATAAAGCGTTTTCGCAGCAGACGGGAAACGATAAGAAACCAGCGCCTTAAGTTGCGTTCCAGAAATAAAGACGTTGAACCAAATAATAGACGCCGCCGTCGTGACGCCTGTACTTGTGCTGGCGGTATAAGACGATGCGTTCTGCATCGTCTCCTGACCCATAACGACAATCTGATCACCGCCGATAGACCGCCGCCGACCATTTAAAATGGTGTGACCGATTACAAAGGTTGCATTAGACGGGATGGTCCCGAGAACCGTTTCCGCTGATGTTATGAGCGACGTGGTTTGCCGCCGATCAACCGCGTTAATCGAAAACGAACTTGAAACCGCCTGAAGCAACATGAGATTCTTGTCGTTGCTACTCCAGCGGCGTGTCCCGTTGCCCGTGAACGCGACCTCGCCAGACTCAAGTATCAGGCTCATTTGACGGCCAACAAATACGACGACGCCGCAAACGCGCCTTGACCGTTGAACCCCATGGTTGAGCTTATGTAACTCCCGCTCTGGAACACGACGCACGTTCCCCGACACGTCGCTGTGTTATATTTCGGTTGTGAAATCTGCACGTCCAAAGTCAGGCTGGAGTGAAACCGCATATCACCAGCGTCAGACTTGATCAGATACAAATTGTTGGTGTCGAAATACCCGCATTGAAGCCGCGTTGTGGTCGCGTCAAACCCTTGAAAATACGTCGGCAACACCGCTTCCCCTGCGGCGTTCGTCCCGGCGTTCAGGATGCGCAACACAAAACTGCACGACAGGTTGTAGGTGAAGGTTTTGGCGACGGCCCGCTCGCATATAATGCGAACGCCGGTCGCATCGGAGAAAACATTGTAGGTGTGGTAGCCGTACAAAAAAGACCCGTTTAACGGCACTTTAACGCCATTGATGACGATATACCCGAGAAAATAGGGGGCATAGGATTGGCCGTGCGTCGTCAATGTGTACGTGTACGGGTAGGTTATAATTGTTACCGGACCCTGGAAATTTTTTCCGGTTGTAGTCGTGCCAACCCAACCGCTGGTGAGCGGGTCCAGATTGACCGTTCCCGTGACCGTCGAACTTACGCCGACATAGGGCAAGTCCGAGTGCCACAACAGACCAACAAGATTGTTCAAAGGGTCCGTTAAAGGCGCGTCGCTTGTCCCGTTATAAACCGCGTATTTGTTGATCGCCCCATTGATATCAAGCGTTGGCATTAGGGCGTGAACCTGATGCGCGGGATTGACAAATCAATGTCTGCTTTGCCGTCCGTTCTAAACAACCGCATGTTGGGCAAGTCAAAGCGCAGCGTGTCCGCCGAGTTTCGAATAAGCCCCGCCGTCACCGTGCCAAGGTTTGCGCTCAACGCGCTCAAGCTCGTAACGCTCAATTTGTCCGCCGTGATCGTATTCGCTGCAATGTGTCGGGCGATTATCGTTCCATCGGCGTACATATCGCCGCGAAACGCAATTTTTGCGACACCGTTGACGTTCTGAATTGCAAACACGGGGATCGCCGTGCCGCCCGTGGTCCCGACCTTGCCGACGAAGAAATTATCCGCCGCGACCGTGAAGTTCGAACCTGTCACGCCGCCATCGAGGCGAATAAAGCCGATCACTTCATTCTGCGCGTTCAGGTTGACCGCAAACCGGGTTTGAACCCCGTCCACACTCTCAACCAAAACTTGAATTTGCGCGGTGTTGCCAGCGACTGACGTTTCAACGCTTGTGATCTGCGTTGAAAGCGCACTATCGCCATCCGTCACGGCCTGCGTGAGTGTCGTGACGTTGGCATTGGTAACGCCAAGCGCCGCTGTGACCGTGTCGATCTGTTGAGCTAGCGCGAAGTCTTCCTGCGCTCTGACTAGAACTTCCGTTCTAACCCCTATGTTGGCCCGGTTCGCATCGATCGCCGCCGCTATGGCCGCGTCCGCCGCGTCCTGTAAATGCGTCCGCCGCAATTCATCCTGATATGAGATAGAGCCGAGAACATTGGCCGTCTCAGTCGTTAAGGACAACTCAAACGCCTGCTGCGGCGTTAGTATTCCGTCTATGGCATCGGTTTCAAGCGCCGTAACACGATCCGTTAGCGTCGTAACTGCGGCTTCGAGCACCGTTAAATCGGTGTCGGCTTCGGAGGCTGCATTGAGAATGCGCCGAAGCTCAATCGTCTGGTTGACGGCCCACGAATACAGCCCGTTGGTCGTGGCTGAGACTGGGAGTTGCAGACCTTCATATGCCACCCGCGACCCTCGCGTTCCAATCGATCCCGATGGCTTCAGTCCATGTCGTTGCGCCCGGTATCATCACGCGCGCACGCATAAATCTGGCATGTGCCATGACCGGGCAAAATCCATGCTCATTCATAGCAACAGCCGTGCCGTTGGCGGACGTATCTGATAGCTTTTTGTATTTGGTCGTGATCGACGCTGTGATTGTTGCAGCGTCTACCAATGGCCAAACTTCCGTCACGCGGCCCATGCGCCCTGGAACGACTTCGCCATATCCGGTTTCAAGCACAGCCGCGCGGTTGTTGCCGTCGAACGTGCAGACCGCGTGCGAAGAATTGACAGCCATGATTTGCTTGCGGGTTTCTCTCCAAACCGGGCTGTCTACCGTGAGGCTGATGCTATCGACAAACGTCGTGCCGGCGATGGCCTGAACCGCCGCCGTATCGTCAATCGTAACGCCCTGTTTTGGAGCTTCAAACAAAAGATCGACGTTAATATCGTCATTCGTCCACTGGCCATCGGCCATGCTGTACGTCAAAAGTTTATTGGCGTAGCTGTTGCCGCCCGTGGGGAATGCGACCCGCAAAAGGCGCTTTTCAACGTCAACCGCGAGTGAGACGCGGTGCCTTGCCGAATAGTTCAAGTTGCTCGCGAAATACCGGTCAATCTTGCCCTCACCGATGCCTTGGCTTTCGCCGGCCCCGTCCGTGATGCGGATTCCATCTTCCGACGCAAAAAACGTAAACATGCCGTAGCGGCTGATCGCGTTAGGGCCGATTGCCCCGCGTTTGTCTTCAATCTCATCCCGTTGAAAAGGCGCATCCAACGCGCCGGCATACGTCAGCCGGTGAATCTTGCGCTCTTGGAACACCAAGCCAAACTGCCCGCCCGTTCCAATGACAATATCGCCGCCATCGCTTGGCAGGTAGTTGATCGCAGCCTGGATGCCGGTCGCGCTTTCCGGGTCCCAGTCCAACGGATCATTGAAACACGAGTTCTTGAGCGTGGTGCCTTCGCCCGAGAACATGAATTCCCGCACCCGAAACAGCGTATCCGATAACCCCGGCCCGGTGGCTACGTCCGCAAAGGCCGTCGAAACACCCATTTCAAAGCGCTGGATTTGAGACAAGCCCCGGCCCGTCGCATAAACCGAAGTTCCGAACTGCTCAAAAATCCAGCCCCAGTCGGGATTGACGGAATATCCGCCAATCTTTGAAATATCGACCGGCGCGCGGGCTTGGATGCGATAGAGCTTGCCACGGTCTCCCAGATAGATTTGCACGCCGCCGTTCGTGTCGTAGAAGCCCGCTGCCCCAAGGCACACGTCATTCATGGCCACGCCCTCACGGAGCGCCAGCAATTCTTTGTCGGGCACATACTTGCCATTGACCCGGATCACGCCGAGCGCCTCGCTTGAGACGCCAGAAATCGTGCTCTTGTCCGGCTCCCAGGGCGCAAACGGTAATCCGACTTTCTGCACCATCAGGCGGCACCCGGAATGCGCGGCGCTAGGTTGGTGCCGCTATAGCGGGCCTTGACCGCAGCCAGATTGACGCCCTCAATCGCTTCTAAAAACCGCTGTTCCCACTTGGCCGTCTTGGGCGGGTCATCCAAGTATTCGTAGGCTTCCAACAGCGCACCAGCGAGGTAGACGTGGCCGTGCGCTGTCAGTGTCGTGTGAGTTGAGTTATCCGCAGTCAGCGCCGTTGGCGTGGCGTAGTAGCTCAATGTTGCCGTGCCCGTATCGGGCGAAAGGACATTGATAACCGTCCCGTCGATTGTGAAGATCGCGGCCCGCGCATAAGCGCCGGTCTGGTCGTAAAAATCTTCTGGATCGCGATAGATCAGCTTATACGGCACGTCCGCAACCCATGTTAAGCGGCGCGCCTGCAAAAACCCCGTAGGTGTCGCACCCACGCCGGCTGTAATCGTCAGCGTCGCCCGCGTTTCCATTTCCCGCGCCCGCAAGGGCCGAAGCCCTGAGAACATACGGCGTTCCGCCCGCGTGATAAACTCCGCGCACAGCGCCGCAAACGTGCTATCGCCGGAACGCAGCGTTTCAGCGATAATTGCGTTTTGGAGTGCTAGGCGCGTTGCGTACATCAGGCCACCCCGTCCGTGGTGCGCAGTTGCGCGTTATCGCTGTCGTTGGCCCACTTGCGCCATTCGTTCTGATCGTTGTACCAGCCCTCTTTGATCGACCGGGCTTCAACGGATGGCGGAATAATTGCCAGAGGGCGCAAATCCGGCCCCACAAGTGACGGCTGTTCCCGTTGTCGCCGCGCTTCGGCTAGAACCGGGTCTTCATGCCATTCTTCACAGAAAATCACTTCATCTGTGGTTGGGTCGACCTTGGCCAAGACCCGCTTTCCATGGCGTTCTGTAATCACGCGCCATTCGTAAGGACTGCGGATTACTTCCATTCCTCAGCTTCCTCGTTGGCAATGAGCGTGTCTGCCTCATCGGCGGGAAAATCATCCACATCACCCGCAAGGCGCCGGCCGCGAGACGTGTAGACCTTGAAGGCCTTGATCTTGATCTTCTTGCTTTCCACCGGCGCGGCGCTTGCCTCGCTTTCCGTCTCCGCCGTAGCGGCTGTTTCGGTTTCCGGCGCCTGATCGGCGTCCCGTTTCGGTCGTGCCATTCGTTTCAATCTCCTGAACCAATAGGGAGCGGCACAGCAGCGCCGCCCCCAAGCGTTGAACCGTTAGAGCAGGTCGGCAATGATGCCGTGCGCCTTCTCGTTGCTCATTTCCAGCGTGTATTCCGACAGGATCACGCGGGTTTCCGCGTCACCGATCTTGGCCAGCGGGAAGCGAACGAACTTGCGCAGGTATCCGACTTTCACGTTATCCGGGTCGACCAGGAGGCAGGAGCGGCCAGCCGATCGGATGTAACGGTGCGGCGTCAGTTTGACCGTGCCGAAGTCCGAGTCATACAACTGCGTTGCCTGCCGGATTTCGTTCCTGCTGACCATCACCTGAGACGCTGCACGGCCCGTAAACGACGACGCGGTGCGCTTCTGGCCCGGACCCATAAGGGCCATCGAAACAGAACCGCCTGCCGTGTAGACCTCCTGCAGCCCATCCAGAAGCAACACTTCCGTAAACGCGCGCTGCGTTCCGTCCGTGCGCGTTGTGCCAGGCGTCACAGTCGGATCAGCCGGGTCAGCGCCCGTCGCACCAAAGCTGGTGTTGGTGCGAAGCCATGCCTCAAAGCCGCGCAAGTTGCGGGTTGCGGAGTTGGCAAAGGCCTGGTTGGAAATCAGGATGCCTTCCATGTCCTTCCGCAACTCAATGGTGCGGAAGGCCATCTGCATGGCCATTTCCGAGTCACGACCGGCCTTATCGACTTCTTCCAGCGTGCCCGATACGGTCGCATCTTTGCGGCTGATCTGGCACACGTTCGAAAGCCGAACGTTAGGCGTCGAGGCCGAACGCGCCACCTCATCACCTTCAGGAACAGCATTTGACAGGTCCAGCGCCGCAAGCGCGCGGGTCTGCCATTCGTGCAGCGTGTTCTTGCAGGTCGTGGTGCCGACGTTCGACATGAACGGGGTATCTTCCACGTCCACGCGATAGATTTTGTCTGTCAGGTCTTCACGGATACCCTTCGCGGATGCCGTGGTATAGGCGTTTGTGACTGCTGCCATTATCGTCTCTCCGAGCGCATTTCTGCCAAATACGCCGCTGCGAGGTTGTCTCGCGACGGTCGTGCTTCAAGGTTTTTTAGTGCGGCGGAAACTTCTGACGGGCGACCAACAGCTTTGGCGGGGCCGGGCTTTGACACCTTCATCGGCTGCGGCGGAACGGTCTTTACGTTCTTTTTCGCAGCTTCGATGGCATCAAACCGTTGAGCCTTCCAAAGCGTCATAATATCGTTGGCGGATGCGGCTCTGAGTTGTTCAGGCTTGTAGCCAAGCTTCTTGGCGTACACTTGAATCTCTTGACCGATCTTGTTCCCGTTTGGGCCGAACAGCTCCGGCGCTACTTCGCGCAATTGCTGCTCTTTTTCCAGTTGATACTGACGATCCATCGCGTCTGCGATGGATGCCTGTTCCTTCTGGATTTTCTCCCGTTCCTTGACCGCAATTTCTTTGACGTGCTGTGCCTGCATGTAGGCCGCCAGCTGATCGTCGTAGGCCATCGGGTCGGTATTGCGCAGCGCCGGGTCTGGCGGGGCAATCGCGTTGTCCGTGAACTGCGAGAGCTGTTGGTCCAATGCCTGCAAACGCGTCGAAACACCCGTAACAGCCGTCTCAAACTGCTTGCGCCGTTCTGCGACTTCCTGAGATTTACGGGTGTAGTCCGCCGTTCGCGCGGATTCCTGCTTTGCCACCCAAGCCTTCATTTCGGTGGGGAGCTTTGCATAGGCCTGCTTATCGGCGTCAGTCATTCCGCTCGGAGCGATAATTGGCTCTTCGGCGCTTGGCGTTTCCGCTGCGTCGTCGGCTTCATCGGGGGCGGTATCGTCAGCCTCAACGGCGTCAGATTCTTCGGCTTCAACCGGCGCGGCCGCTTCCGGCGCATCTTCGGTTTCCGCAATTTCTGTTTCTTCCTCTGCGGCCGGCGCCCGCTCCCTTGACGGGCCTGATTCCGCCGCCAATTCAGCGGCGAATGTTTGAGCCAAATCGTCACGAGTCGTCGCGGCCGGCGCGCTCTCTGCGCTCGGCACCACTACGTTTACATCCATTGTTGATTAGCCTTTAACTCTGCGGCCCGTGGTGGGCTGGCTTAGTTTCTTGATGATCGCCGTGGCGGCTGCGCCTTCTGCAATCACCAATTCCATGGCGCGTCGCACGTCGCGAAGGGCGTTGACGCGGTGATAAACCTTCTCCCTCAGCCCCAAGTCTTCAATGTCGGAGCGCATAAGGGTTTCGACATAATTCTTCTCAACTGCGTCGAAGATCGGGAACATTTCCGCGCCTAATTCCTTGACGCGAGCGGCGCGCCCTTGCTTGGCTCTAAGAGCGTCGTCATTCATCCGACAGCACCCCCAAAGCGCACGCCTGACCCGTTAGACCCGTTGGAAACTGGCTTTGTAGGCCGGGCTGCGATTTCCTTTTCCTTGAGCCTGATGTTTTGGCCCGCCTGCCATTCGGCAAGATCCATTTCAGCGCCCATCTGCTCACGGCTTAGTTGCGTTTCAGCCTGGATCTGGCGGAGGCCAAGATTGTATTCCATCTGCGCCTTCATCTGGGCAATCTCATAATCCGCCTTGGCCTGGATCTGAGCTATCTCTGCCTTGTGCGCGATCTCCTGTTGCTTCATCTGAGCCGACATTTGACCCTCGGCCTGCTTCAATTGCAGCTTGCCTTGAGCCTCAATCATTTTCGGGTCTTGCTTGGCCTGCTCTGCCTTAGCAGCCATCGCTTGCTGACCCTCTTCACTCGAAGGATCAGTGAAATAATCCTCACCAAACCCCATCCCAGAGGCTTCAACAATCTTTGTCCCGGTTTTGTAAATGTGCTTCGGCTCAACGATGCCGTACTGCATCGCCGCCATCTGAGCCTGACCGATCAGCGTTGCGCCTTGCACCATTTCTTCGCGGTTTGCGTACCCAAGCCCAACAGCCACACGCGCTTTTAATCCAGCGTTCCAGCCGCGCGGGTCGATCATCACCCATTTGCCGCGAACTTGGATTTCTTTCTCGTAGTCCTGGTAGCGCACGATGTTCTTCAGCATCTTGCGGAACACCGGGACCAAAAATGTCTGCGCCAGCATCCGCACCATCAGGCGCTTGCGCACCTGTTCGTTACGATCCTGCCGACGGCTTTCCGTGGCGCTCTTTGGGTCGACAACTTCCGACGATACCGCCATGCCGTTTTTGGTAATGCCGCTCTGCTGTTCCCGCACACCATCCATGTACATGATGGCCTGCATGGCCGTGCCGGAGCGGTCGGGGATTTCAATCGGGCGGAGCATCTGACCCTGGCCCTTGGTGCGGATTAAGCCGCCCACGCGATAGGTCAGGAGGTCAGCAATGGTATCTTCCCCCATGGCGCCATCTGGCACTTCAATGCGGGGGTTGTTCGCGAGATAGACGTTATCCAAAAGCTGGCGCGTCAGGTGGGTCTTGATATAGGCCGTCTGCTTTACCTTGTCGGCAATGGCGAGGCCCACGAGACGGTGGGGGATGCGATCGGGGGACCAGCCGTCAAACGGGTGTTCGTCCACTTCCTCATTCTGCAGGATGACTTTACCAACGCGAAACACCTGCCGACGCTCGAGCTTGCCGTCGCCGTTGAAATCAACCAGCGGGTATTCCTCAATCAGCATCAGAACATCAGAGGCGTTGTCGGTTGTTGAGCTCTCACGGCGGCTTTCGCCAGCAAAGCGAATGTCACCGCGGGTCTGGTCCGTGCTGGTTTTCCCGGCTGATGGGATCGAACGCACCAGATCTTCGTCAAAGTCCATTTCCAAGAGCTTGGAGCGCGTTGTTTCCACTTCGTGGCAGATATAATCCAGGTCCTTAATGTCTGACGTGCGGGCCGAGAACTTCACCTGCTCCGGTGGGAGCGCCATGATCTTATTGCAGCCCGTCTTTTTCGTCGTGGTCACGGTCGCGGTGTAGACCATGCCATCTGAAAACGCAGCCCTAGCCTCTTGATCAACAATCTGACCCTCGAGCGGCTCGCTTGTGACGTCGGACACGTCAAGTTTTGCATCGGCCTGCAGTTCGGATAAATGCGCCGCGCTAATGCCTGTCAGCGTTTCGGTGTGATCTTCCTCAACCTCCTCCCAGACTGTCTTGGAAAACCCGATTTTCTGAATCAATCCGGTCTTTACAATGTCATGCAGGAACGTCACGCCATCGTTTTCGTTGTAGAACGAATGATTGATCAGTTCCGTGGCGCGGGTGCAGTATTCTTCCTCTTTGCGGTTGTTCGGCGTGAACTCGACAACCTGGTCCCCCGAAATAAACGGCTCGAGAAGATCCGGGATGGCCCAATCAACCACCTCCGCCACGTCCATAGAGATTGCCTGCGACCGGCCATCTTCTTCATCGCCGTAGGGCATCCCAAGGTAGCGTTCTAGGTTTGTGTCCTGTTCGCTCGAGACGTCATCGGAATCATAACCAACGGCCTGCTTGTTCATCTGCTCAAGGCGGATGACCAAATCATCGTCGGTCATGCTTTGATGCTTTGCAGGTTTCTTGGCCAACTACTTGCCCCTTAACATTGTGTTTTCGGTCTCAAGCGCGCGGTTGCGGGCCATCACATCCCCGATCGCGGAAAGCAGTTCCTGTGCCGGCTGTAGACCTAGTGGCCGATACCCAATCCCAAGAACCTCTGACAATCTGTCGGCGGTGTTTACCAAACCATTCAAGCGCTGATACATTTCGTCTTCGGTCATGCGAACCGCCTTGATGGATACACGAGTTTCTGTGCGTTGGCCTTCGGCTTCAAGTTCATCACGAGATAGCGGAACGCATCAGCGCCGTGGCTGGTCCAATCGTGCAGCGGTCGCAGGCGGAAGGTCTTGAGCTTATCGTCCCACTCGCGGCGGTATTGCTTCAGTGCTTCAATGCCGCGCTTGCATTGCTCCGCGTCAAACACACACTTGGGCAGCATCATGCGGGCGGCGTTAATGCCTTCCTCGACACGTTCGGCAGGCGTCACGACGATGTTGCGGACCTGTAGCGCCTCAAGGCTTTCCTTGCGGCTCTTGTTGGTCATCATTTCCCGGATTTGCACATCGTGCGGCAGGTAGTGCTCGCCGTAGGTGTAGGGCTTTTCATTCCTGATCACCCTGGCCACTTCACTCAATGCGGTGTTGTTGGCTTCGTAGTAGTCAATCAGTCGAACCTCTGTGCCGGCCAACTGCGCAAACCAAATCGCGGTGGCGTCGTCTAGCCCAAGGTCCCATGCCGTATAAACGGGGAGGCTTGGCTCCCACGGCACCCGCATGATGCGCTTTTGGCTCTCGAGCGCCGCCATTTCCCGACCGTAGTAGGCCCCGACGATTGCCGCATCAAACGAGCACTCAAGTTCTTGCTCGTACTGTTCCGGCGTCAGAACCTTGCGCATCGCGGCAAGTTCTTCGTCCGCCACAAGCTTTGTTTCTGACGCCTTGAGCGTCATCGAGAACCAATCCGGGTCATTGACCGCCCCGCCGAATGTCTCTCCGCCGTGCATAATCTCGAAAAACGCGTTACGGCCCTTTGGCGTACCAATGAACGTCGCCCATCCTTGGCGGTCCGATAGCGCCGGGCGGATCACTTCAGCCCATGCTCGCGGGTCCATGTCCGCGTATTCGTCCAACACAACGCCATCCAGATAGATGCCGCGCATCCGGTCGTAGTTGTCAGCGCCGTAGAGGCGAATGCGGGCACCGTTCGGTAGGTCAACCCTCAGTTCGCTTTCATTCGTCTCAACGCCTGGAATTGTTGCGGTGAAGTGCTTGAGATAGGTCCAAGCTACGTCTTTGGCCTGAGTGAACAATGGCGCGATATACGCAAAGCGGGCGTTTGGCTTCGTGCACGTCAGAGCGCCCTTGATCAGATCGTTGATGCAGGCGACGGTCTTGCCGCAACGACGATGGGCCGCGACACATGCCCAACGCTGTTTGCGGTTGTGGTAGCTCAGAAACTGCCCTCTTGGGGCATACGGGATTGTGACCGTTATTCGCTCGTGCCGGCCCACTGAACCGTGATCGTGGTTTGAATGGGGTTATCTGCATCGCCAGCGACCGTCATGGGCAACACCTTTCCGACAAGCTGCAGGAATGCGTTCGGGTTTTCGGTCGCCTGCGTCTCGAGATACTTCTGCCCGCCCTTGGCTGACAGCGCTCCGAGGATCATCCCCTTCAGGTCCGCAGTTACCTTATTGGGCGAACCCCTTTGCCGCCCCCCCGTCTTGGCTATCCCCTTCGGTCGTGCCATTTCTAAATCAATCTTTTATAGATTGAGATGCAACCGCGTGCTTCAACACACCTACAATTGTCTTGTAGGGGCAATCCATCGGGACACTGGCGATTGTTTCTGTCGTCGTCACATCATAAAAACCAGGATTGGACGTTGAAGCTTTCACCTCAACGTCTTCAATCTCTAGCTCTCTGATGGCTTGTAGGATCAGGTGTTTGGTATCCGTCTCTGCCATCGTGATGTATAACCTTTCCACCATGTTCATTAGGCCACCGCGAGTGATGCTCGCGCCCCGTTGGCCATATCCTTCAAAGCGCGGCGCAGATCCTCACCAACGTCTTGAAGGTTGACGGTCATATGATGGCCTTCGTCGAAACGCTTCCCGACTGTCACCTTGCCCAAGTTCGCATCAATTGCGGTGAGCTTGCTGACGTCCAATCCCGCCTGTTGAGGCGCTTTCCCCTTAACGCCGAAGAACGCCACATAAAAAGCCGTGGTCGGCAGTGCCGTGGCGCCTACAGCGATAAAGAACCCGATCAAGATGCCTGTGACGCTCAACGTGGTTGCATCTGGATTAAGGGCCTTCTCAGCTTCCGAGCCGGTTACGATCAAATAAAGCTGGCTGACGAAATCCGTCTGAGCCCGTGCGGCGGAGAAGCCTGACTTAGCCGCGACTGCCGTTTCGGTCTTGCCGTCAAGAATGCGCTGCGTGGCTTCGATACGCTTGGCCAGATCATCGGCCTTTTCAACCGTTGCAATTCGCGCCTCGAGGTCGGCTTTGTTCTTCATCAGATCCAAGCACTTCGGACCACAGCCGCCGCGTTTGGTTTCTTGCGCGATTGACGTGTCAGCCGTTGCGATCTGAGCACGAAGGCCGTCCGCCGTGACTGTTGCGGTCCAAGCGTTCTGTTCCTGAAGGCCTTTCAGCTGTTCGCGCCAGAAGGCGAGATTGGTCTTCTCGCTGGCGAGAGCGTCCTGCGTGTTCTGATAGGCTGCGGTCTGTACCGTGGCTTCCAGCGTCGATTTCTCACGCATACCGATGGTGTAGCCAAGGTGCGAGAACAGCTCGAGGCAGACGAAGAACACGCCAGCGGCTTTCATGGCGCGGCCCTTGCCGCCTAAGCCCATGTCCTGAATCAGCTTTTGAGCTGGGAAGATAAACGCGGCGGCAATGGTGACAAGGCACAGCGCGACGGCGTGCAGCCAGCTCATGGTTGAGCCGAACTTGTAGGTCATCAGGCATGAAATGATCAGACCGACGCAGCCGATACCAAGGAATACTTTTTGAAGCGTCTGAAAGTTGAGGGGCATGGCGTGCATGGGGGAAACCTCCAGGGGTGGGGTTAAATTTGCTTCGTCAACCAGCCGGCCACTGCCAGCTCAAGACCGGAACCCGAAACGGGAATTTGAACGCCTGCGAACTTGAGCAAGCCGACCGCGATCAAAACCGATCCGGCAAGCGAAAGGATCGGGCGAAGCTGTCCGTAGATTTGATCGGCGTTCATAGGGCGTACACCTTGGGTTTGATAAGGTCTCGCACGCGCGGCCCAGTATTGCGTAGGTGCCTGCTAAGCGCGGTCTCGCGGTGTTCTCCAGCCCCCTGGAGTTAAACCGATGCCGCCGTGCGAGTTTGTGAAGTGCTTTAGGCGCAATACCAGATTGGGCGCGGAACAAGGTCCGCTGCGGGTCGCGTCTCGACGTACTGGAAACAAAGCGCTGACGGCGGTTCACCCGTTGGAGCCCACAGACTCCCTACTCAATACGCCTTGAGTGTTGACTAAGCTACTGATTTGGCCAGATTTGCAAGAGGCGATAGCGGGCGATAGTTTGGCGCAAGATCAGTGTGCCCAGAGAGTCACTTTCGCAACTTCCTTTCCGGCTTGGCTTCCGCGTCCCTCATCTGGCGTAACCTCGTAACAATCCAGTTGCCCATGCTGCGGTTCTCAGCTTCGGCCTTGCCCTGCACCCATTCCTTCAGGTCTTCGGGAAGCCGCAGCGATGTGACGGGTGTGTTTGCCATGCCACTGTAATACATAATCGTACATGTGGCGTCAATATGGCGTTGACTTAGTGTAGTACACTGTGCTACTTGTTATACGTCAACCCATCGGAGGCGACACCATGTTCGAACTTCTCATAGTCGTGGCGTTCCCAGTCGTAGCCGTGGCGTTTTGCGTTCTCATCGTTGCACTTGCAGTAGCACCTTAAACAAAGAGGGCCGGGAAATCGCGTGAACGATCCCCGGCCCTTCGTTTCTCCCGTCAATTCCCATCGAAAGGATCAACACCTATGCTTCTAACATTTATCTCCCTGATTGTCGTCATCGCTGCGCTAGTTACCTACGGTATTTTCTGTGCCGTCATGGAATGCTTGATTGCGGAAGGGGTCGGCAAATGAGCAATCCAACCACAAAAGGCCGAGCACTTGCAATCACGGCCGGGGTCGCCTTCACCGCAGGCGGGCTCACCATCCTGCTCGGAGACGTTCTGACGACGCCGGAAGCCTGGACTTCGTACCATGCTTTGACCATCCTGACCGTGTTCGGCACGATTGCTGCCGGCCACCTTCTCGTTGACGCCTGGAAGGCTCGCCATGTGCTTGCCGCTCTCGGTTTCTTCGTTCTGTTCCTGTCAGGCACGGGCTTAGTTGTCTATCAAAGCGTTGGCCGTCAAGCTGAGACGACGGACGCCAAGGTGCTCGATGCCGAAGCCTCCAACCTGATGCTTGCGGCTAAGGGCTCCGATCTTGCCAAAGCCAAAGTTCGTTTTGATGAAGCCAACCGCATGGCTGACAGTGAAATGCGCGGCGAGCGGTGCGGCCCTCGCTGCAAGGATTGGCGTCAGCGGGCTAAAGAGGTCCAGGCCCTCATTGCCCAGATTGAAGGTGAAATCCGCGCCCTTGGCCCTCAGAAGCCGGTTGCGCCTAAAGCTGAGAAGATGGCGGCTGTCGCTGCCCTCTTTGGAGCCGATGAAGCCAAGGCCAAGGCGGCATTGATGCTGCTAGAGCCTTTCTTGTGGACGCTGTTCTTCGAGATTGGATCGATTGTTTCCCTTGGGTTTGCTTTCCGGTCGAAACCGATTTCGGTTTCCAACATGGCGAAATCGGTTTCTGCAAAGCCGATTTCGGTTTCCGATCCAGGCCACCCGTCGCCGCCAGTTTCCAGAAAGCGGCGTCGATTTCCAGCAACCAACGTGGTCGATTTCCAAGGCCACAAGGTTCTGAAAGCCCTGGAAAGAGAGCAAGGGCCGGTCTCGAATGCCCGCCTTGCCGAACTGCTCGGAGAAACTGAGGGAGAGGCAAGCAAGTCATGGCGTGAAGTTTCCCAACACTTGGAAATCGGACGGCAAGGCAAAGAGCTTCGGATAGCGTTGAAGCGGACGGCGTAACATCAAGGGGCGGGCTTTCAGGTCCGCCCTTTTTCTATGCGGCCTCGAGTGATGCTGTTGCAATCTCAACCAGCTTGTTCGTTCCAAACATGTTGATCAGGATTTTAGCCTTTTTCTCCGATAGGCCCTCAACCTTCACGATCTGGCCTGAGAACGGCCCGTCCTGTATCTCGACCAAATCCCCCACCATGAAACTCTTGCGCGTGTTGACCGCTCTGCGATGAGGCACCGAGGCCCCTGACATGGCCATAAGCCGCTTGATTTCAGCATCCGATATTTGCGCTGGCGTGCCGTCGAATCCAACGACGCCGATGACGTGACGCTCAGCGAGCAAGTGCATCCATGAAAACCCGGCGCGGATGAACACATAGCCGGTGAACATCGGATAGGTGACGGCTGTTTTTTTCTTCGCGTAGCGGTTCTTTCGGATCTGCTTCGTCTCTGTAGGGCAGAACACCGAGAGGCCCTTACGCTCCAGAATGCCGGGAACCCATTGGCCCTTGTCATCGTAGCGTCCAGAAAGCGCGAACTCGCGTTGCGGGCTTGTGCGAATAGCGTAGTAGGTCACACCGTTCTCCTGACAACCTTTTGGCGCTTGGATTTCTTGGATCTTATGGCGGCGCTGGCGTCTCTGTAGACGGGCGATAGCTTGATCTTGTTGCCCTTAATGCGGATGCCTTTGACTGGCTTGGTGGTCATTTTAAAACCCATTCAATAATCGGATGATCTTGGCCACTGTGACCGACGTAATTCGAGACGGCACCGAACAGGAACGCTC